AATCCAAACCCTACAAGGCAAATTGATACCACCTTTGCGGCTGGACTTCTGAGTGCCGTAACGGCTCAATATGGCCTAAACATCAAGAAAAATGGTGACAAAAAGAAACAAAATGGTAATGTTAAGATAGTTGACAATAAAGATTCCAAAGTTGGAGTAGTAAAAAAATGAAAAAATTACTGCCTTTAGTACTTTTTCTTTTTCCGTCTAGTGCCTTTGCTGACATTACTGCAAAGTATGTAACCTCTGCACAGATTTCTATTGACTCTCCTTATGTAATTACAAATGCCGCACCTAGTACATACAGCATAAGCGGAAATAATGTAACAACATCTACAGGAACAGGGGACAGTATAGTAACAAATGGGATAGGTGGCTTAAATCTTGGCTCATTAAGTTCGGGCGTGCCTAGTCTAATACAAACTAATAAGACAGTTTCAAATGCCTCATCTGCTTTTTCTCTGAGTGAGTCATATCAAGCTGGTGATGGTTCTCAAAGTGCAATCACTCCATCAAGCGGCATAGCAACCCTTCCAGTATTAGGTGGACAAACAACAGTTATTTCTGGTGGTACTGCTGGAAGTTTAGCTCTTACTTCTTTATCATCTGGGATTCATACTTGTACTGCTGGTGGTTCTGGTACTAGCTGCATTGCCTCAACAACAGTCTCGATTGAAATTGACTAAATTTTGGTTATTATTAATATTACTACTACCTCTCAGAACCCTTGCAACACCTGTAGTCCCCCAGTTTAGGTCAGGTTCTAGTACTCAGAGTTCTACTTCGCAATCAGTAATTAATGAGACAATCACTTCGCACCAATACAATTCTGGCTTTTCATACTCAGCATCAGGCCATAATATTGAATCAGCAGACATTGATGGTTATATCAATCCTTCGACAGTTGCTGGCGAAACTCAGACTCTTGGTGGTGTCCAGTTTAGTTGGACAAGTCCAGAACTTGAGGCAGTCCCAAGATGGAAAATAGTAAACGCTGGGCAAAGTTTCAGTTTAGTAGAATCGCTGCAAGGGGCTGGCCTTTCAAACGTAACTACAATAAATCGAACAATAACAACAACTACAACAACAGAAACAACCTCTGTCTTTGGGCAATAATTTTATTTCTTAGCCCTGCAAAAGTTTTAGCCAATACCACAGTTGCATCACCAAATAGCTCTGCACAAGGGGTAGTCAATAACAATGCAACAATGATAACTCCTTCTAGCTTGCCCCAGAATCGCTACAGTCAAGGGATTGTTTGCACCTCGCCCAGTTTGACCATAACTCCTTATTTGACAGATGCATGGAGCTTTAACAGGCCAATAGAAACAGTTACCAGACAAAACATCTATGACGAGGATACAGGAGCTATCAAATACGTTCAAGAAACACCAAGATTTGAGAAAGATAATTACAACTTAAATTATGGAATATCTGCTCAATTTAATATCCCTTTGGGTAATGGTGGTGAGTTATGTAAGAAAGCTGCAAGGGTAAATATTGAAGCTCAAGAGTTGTTAATCAAAAAAACAAAATTAGAAATGGCCTTGTATAGATTGGAGGTGTGTGGCAAACAGGCCAAGCTTGGAGTAGTGTTGACAGGTGAACACGCAGTTACTTGTAAAGATGTAAAGCTTATTCCTTTACCAAACCAAGTATTGCCTCATACTCACAAAATAGAAACTAAGTAGATTTATCTTTTTTTGTAAAACGCTTGCTTATATTTTTGATACCAGCCTTTGCAATTCCTTGTATCACAGGGACAAGAGCCGCAGAACTACCAGCGACCAGACCAATAGCAGCAGTAGAAATGAGTACCTCAGGTGTGCCAATAAAAGTTTCTCGAAATGGTACGTCCTCATAAATGGTAATGCACTCTGTTTTGTCTGATGATAACTTGTGCGATACTACTCTTTCAATGCGTTTGGAATTTCTGTAATCTCCAACGGCCTGATCTACCTTTTTATCAGGACACTCTGGTATTACTAATTCTTCTTTCTTCTTTTTTGGTGTTTCAGTCTTTGGAATATCTGACTCTGGCATAGGTGGGGCATCATTTGTTATCGGCAAATCTTCAGTAATTACCAACTGATCTGGTCTGTAATCCATTGGGTAAAAGCTAGGAAACAAAGATTCACCACAGGTCAGAAACACTCCATTAGGGTCATCAAGCAAAAGTTGTGTATTACCAGTATTTTTTATATCTCTGTGCTGATAAGTACAACCTACAACATCTATTTCTAAATTTGTTATTACAGGCAATACAGGATCTGGCTTGTATATCTCAGGAATATAAACCTCTGGAATATTTATTTGTCTTATACTAATCTCTGAAATCTCCATCTTTCATATCTCCAATAGAAATAGACCACCCTTCTTCTCCAAACTTACCAACTTCTTTTATTTCTGGTTTTTTTACTTTTTTATCTAATTCTTCGTGATATTTTTTTATATCATTATCAAGTTCTAAATTAAATCTTTGCATACGCAACCAATTTATAAATTTATCAACATAATATTTTATTAGCTTTTTTATGAATCCAAAAATCATCAATTTTTAGGTTTTATATATTCTGGGATAGTGCCGCCTGTTATTTCTGGTATAGCGTTATCTAAAACTTTTGGCATCATTCCTTGTACATTGTCTAGAACTTCATTCATAACTCTAGCCTTGAACTGTTCAGAGGTAACAAAGCGGTATGCGTAGTATGAGCCACCCAACATTGACAAGGTTAGAAAAAGCGACAACAATGAAGCTATCTGACAAATTTTTTGGAACATTTTTTTATGTGGAAAGAAGCGTTTATCAAAGCATTAGCACCAATAAGTTTGATGGTGTTATTTTTGATTGTTGGTTTATCTCCACTATATCTAATAGGTGGAATGATGACTAAACAGATGCACGAAAAAGTAAAATTTTAAATTTACCACGGCACACCAACAGCAGAGGTAGGTGTAAGAACTTCATTTACTNNNGCTTCAAGTCGTGTTTCAATAGTTGCAACCTCATCCCCAAGTGCAGTTTTAACCCAACCTAAAACAGTTGCAGCATCTAATTTTGTAAAATCAATAAAATCACTTGGCAAAGAATCAGGTTTTTCAAAAAGAACCTCTCCTGTTTCTCTTGCCTTTTCTTCAGAGCCAGAAATTCCTTTTACTCTAAAAATAATTTGTGTAACGTAGCCATCTGAAACATCACGTTTCATCGTATTAATTTCCCAAGTCTTAGTGATTGCCATGACTATTTAAAAAGCTTTATTTAGATTCTACTTTATTATTAGCATTAATCAATTTTTCTAACTTTTCAACACCACCTTGATCTTTAATAATTTGTGCAACTATTTGGTTTCTGTCTTGTTGTAATTTATTTATCTTTGCAGAAGCTTCATTTTTTATTTGCTCAATATCTTTGTCTATTATTTCAATTTTTTTTGTATTAAATTCAATAGATTCTTGTGTTTCTTTAATAAGTTCTTCTGGTGACATAATAAAATTAATTTGTTTTCCTATATTACTAGGCAGCTTCTAAAGCTGCAACTTTAGATTCAAGTTCTTGTATTGCTTTCATAAGATAAACAACCATACCAGAAGGATTAAACATATATTTATTTTCTTTATTTTTTGTATAACCCTCTGGAAAACTATTTATTAAATCCTGAGCAATAAAACCTTTCATTTTGGCATCAGTATCTTGTTGATCTATAAAATTAAATTTTTGTGGATTAATATTTTTAAATAAATCTAATACGTTTTCATTCCAAGATTCAAAATTTTTCTTAAGTGTTCTATCTGATGCTGAAGTATTGAAAGCTACATTACTGCCATCTGTGCTAATAGTTCCTTTATTATTACCATCAAATCTTAATTCAACAATAATACCTGTGCTTGTTGTTCTGTTAAAAGTAGCAGCCGCATCGCCTGAATTAGCGGTGCTGATAGTACTAGCTCCACTTATACCACCTGTAACATTAATTCCATTAGTGTCCACTTGAAATTTTTGTGAATGGTCGAAATATAAATTAACTCCACCATCTGCAAACATACGACACATAAATTCACTGCCAGCCTGATTGTAAAAATCATGATTATTAGATTGATAACGTAAGTTTCCTACAGTGCCATGTTGAATGTATGAATTTGTGCCGTCATGATGCAGTTGTAAATCATTAGCATTTCCAGCAAGAAAGAATTTTCCATCAGCTACATGCATATTATTTTGTGCCTCTACATTGCTAGTTGCAATAAAGCTTCCTGTTACTGTTACTCCACCATTTGTAGTCTCAAGCTTCTTTGAATTATCGAAAAATAACTCTACTGCTGAATCCATATTTGCAGTAATAGATTCTTCGGCTCCATGACGAATACTTAAATCATTAGTACCATTCTGGTTATAATCATTTATTATTGTCCATAACGAGGCAGTACTTACCTCTGTATTAACAAAATCTATTCTAGCTGCCCTACTTACTCCTCCACCTGCATTTCCACCTGCTTCTAGTTGTAATTTAGCTTGTCCACCATTTGTTGCTTTTATAAATAAAATAGCATTTACATTAGAGCCATCTTTTTGTATTGTGCAGCCTTCCGATATAGTTTCTAAACTCTTAACATTATCATAGTACAATTCTACGGCTCCGTTAGCCACAGCTTTTATTTGAACTTCATTATTAGCAGCGTTGTTAACAAAAAAAGAATCCGCTGTAATTTCTAAATTGCCAGTATTGCTGTCAATGATGCTATTACTTCCATTATGATAAATTTGTAAATCTTCCGAAGCCCCAAATGTAGCTTTAGCATTATCATTCCACTCAAGAGAACTATCTGATTTATCAAAAACTATATTTGCACTTGCACCTGTAAAAGTAACATCTTCATTAAAATTACTTGCAGCATCTACATCAAGACCACCTGCTAAAGTAAATAAATTAATCCATGCGTTGTTTGATGAGTTTCTAATTTTTAATATTGCTGCGTTAGTATCTGCCCACCATTGATAAGCAACTGTGGTTGCTGGACTTGAAGAGTTTGAGTTATTAGATTGTATTGCAGCGAGGGCATTATTTAAATCTGTTCTAAAAGCCGCACCAGATTGATTGGCTATATCGTAATCATGTGTTGCCATTACTTAATCCTTTTCTTTTAAGTATATGATAGTTGATAACTTAAATTTAAACATATTTAACCACCTTTACCAAACCCGATTGCAGTATATCTGAAACTCAGATTTTTAAAGTTGTCGCTTGAGTCTCTTACTTCTATAATAAACTGAGTTCCTGTAATAGATGTAATCTTAAAATAATCACCAGTTACAGCACCTTCAAGAGTTATTCCTACTGTTGGCAAAAATGCAGTGCTTGAACCTCCTAAAGAACCAGTGCCAGTGAAAAATGGATTTGCAAATGTTACTGTTTTTGCTGAAGTTCCAGAGGCTATAGATGTATTTACAGTTTCTGTTCTACGTTTTACGCTTGCTTCAAAACCAAGTTCAGTAACATTAATATTTTGGGCAGGGTCATTTGATTCAAGTTCGCACTTAAATTTAAATCCT